GTTCATGTATTTAGCGATGGGTTGGTAATTTCTATACCCACCTGGCATTTTAGTGAACATAGCCCCTCTACTCGTGGCATAAATACGCCTCTTTGAACTGTCAAGGAAGTTTGTGTTCGTTGCAATATTTTTAGCGCGATCAAGTACGTTTTGTACACCTGGCATACTTATTTATTGCTTTTATTTTTATTCAAAAGGAGAATATGATATATAATTTGAGCCTCCTTAAGAAGTTTACCCTGAATTTTGGTAAACCCCTTAGGGTCTTTTCCTAGCTTAATCTTAGCCAGACGCACGGACTCGTTCCATGTAGCAAGAGTCATTCTTATATTACACCCAGATTTTTTACGCCATCTTCGCCACCTTCGTCTTGTACGCCTTGGTACCCTCCTTGGGTTGAAGCTTGAAACCCTTCTTGGTAGGCTTGAAAACCTTGACAAGATGCTTCTTACCCTCCTTCTTCATACGAGCAAGCGCAGCCTGCTGAGCAGCCTTGCTCTTAATCTCACCATTATCGAGGATGAGATCCTTCTTCTTGAGACCACCCGCAGTTTGGTCAGCAGTTCCATGGAAAACCTGAGCACGAGAACCAATCATTTTGTTATACATTAAGCTTTGAAAATTTTCTTGATGTCCAAAATTGATATTTTTTCAGTTGTTCTCTTTACTGGTATTTGTCTTTCAACCCTCTCATCATTGAGAACTTTTGAACACACGATAGATTTGTGACCTTGGAGAGCCATCATTTCTTCTTCCACGGAAACAAATGTATCAGTCTCTCTGTATATGAGTTTCTTAACAAAAACCTCTTTAGTCTGCCCTGTACGGTGTGCCCTACCAACAGCTTGTAACTCTGTAGCAGGATTCCAAGATGGTCCAGTAATATAGACGCGGGTAGCTTCTTGAAGGTTGAGACCCTGACCCCCAGATTTGATCTGAATAATAAACACAGAACCTGGTGGAGCCTTTTTGAATAGGGTTATTTGTTTGTCCCTGTCATCCTTTGCCACTGATCCATCAATCCTAAATGTGGGACATTCCATGTTACTTTGAATATAGTCCATCTCACCCCTGAATTGACAGAATACGAGAGACTTTTCCTCTGGATGGGAGTTAATCATACGGAAGAGTGTTTCCATTTTATTGGACCTCCCAACCCATTCTTCTGCTTGCGTTCCAGACTTTTTCGCAATACCATTCAAGTACATCTGCGGAAGAATCATACACTGCCTCGCACGGAGAAGACACTCCAAAATTACCATATTCTTGGAGTTGAGACTGACCGCATTTCTGAAAGCTTCTTGAATGGTAGCCTGTGCATCGTGAAATACAAACTCGTAAAGTTGCCTCTCATCTGGAAACATATCAAGCTCAACATTCTCAAAGTAACAGTTCGGCAGCCTCAAACGCTCGTTGATCTTAGCCAGGTCATCCTTGGTTCTCCGAAGGATGTAGATATCTTTAATTTTATTGGTCATCCCCTGAACAAGGGCTTTGTCAATACCAAGGAAATGACAAAGAGACACAAAATCTTCCATTGAATTGAAGACAGGTGTACCTGTAACAATCCACTTGATCGCGGAATTGATACGGTATACACTCTTGAATAGCTTTGATTTCTTGTTACGAATCTCATGAGCTTCATCAAGGATAACCCTATCCCAATTTTTTTTATGGATGGGTGTGTCTTCGTGGGTAGATAGTAGAGAATAGGGCATGATCACAACGTCAGCCTCCTTCAGCTTCCTGTCTGGACCATCAAACACATGAACAGACATTTGAGGGGCAAACTTTGCAATTTCATTCACCCATTGTGTGATAATAGATTTGGGTACGATGATTAGAGTGCTTTTTTGGAAGTTTCCTAACATTGCAGAAACCACCTGCACGGTTTTACCCAAACCCATTTCGTCACAGAGGAATCCACCCTTGGGACCGGATTCCTGATTTTCCATCGTAAGCATCCAAAGAACACCTTCTCTTTGGTAAGGTGCAAATAGCCTACCATTGAGGTTATCTTTAGCGAGGTTGTAATGTTCTTCAATTTTCATGATAATCGTCTTCGTCAGAAAGTGTTTGGATTTCACACTTGATTGGTTCAACTTCCTTTTTTTTACGGGTTCGCTTTGGCTTAGGTTGTGGAAGTTCATCTATGTGTTCCCTAAAATAGAGGACTTTCTTCCAAAATTCGTCCATCACGGGGAGGTAGGTCTTGAACCATTCGCGATCCCTCTTTACGTTGACTACATCAAACTCTTCCGGCTTAGGCCAGTTAGTATAGGCAGGTTTGTACTGGATGAAGTCAGCTTCTTCCAGATCTAAGATCTCCATACAGAGCTGCAGCTGTGGCATATAGTGTACTGGGACTTCCCCTGGGATGATAGCTCTCTGTGGGGGGCATTTAATCTCTACAAGCTTACCCGATTCAGTGACACCATCAGGACTTCCACCAAGCCATTTGTGCACGGGGTGGGGACATAACCCCAATTCATGTACTACTTCCCCGTGCCTCTCTTCGTATAGAATGCGAGCTTCGTCCTCATATAACTCACCGTGACGAGTGGCTGCATTTCCGGTAAACTTTTCCCCAAGACCGCATTTTTTGAGTAGAAGGTCTTCGGGTTTCTCGTATGGGTTCTTTCCGATACACGTAGCACAATCAGATGCTGTAAGCATGTTGCCACGAAGAGCGAGCCATTCCTCACTCTTCTGGGCAGCGAACTCAATTTCGAGTAAGGCTTTAACATTCGGATGCATATTAACTTAACATTGTGGGCAGTTTTTAAGTTGTTGAAAAAAGATCATAGCTGCATGTTGTTCCGCTTGCTTCTTACTTTTTGCATACCCTCTACCAGCAAACTGATTATTTACAATGGCGTCAATGAAGAATACACCATCTTCGTGAGACACCACACGATATTCAGGTAAGGGTAGATTGTTAACTTGACAATACCTCATTAATTTATCCTTGAAATTGTCATCAATCATAATGGAATTGAGATCTATATATTTAGGATCTTGGTAGATTCTGAGGACAAATTGTTTCGCATGAAGGAGACCCAAATCCATGTAGATGGCACCCACGAGGGCTTCAAAAACATCTTCGAGAATCTTTGGATTGTTATTCCATGAGTTCCTCATACCCTTCTCATCCATGATAACTAAATCATTGAGACCTAACTTTAGGGCTATATCTGCGAGGGTCTCCGAACGAACGAGTTTTGTACGAGCCTTGGTGAGAAATCCTTCCTGTTTCTCTTCGTGGCGATCGAAGAGAAACTTGGTGATGATAAACCCTAACACGCTGTCACCCATAAACTCTAAGGTCTCAAAGGATTCTGTAAATTGTTCATACTCTTTGAGTGCTGATTTATGTGTAAAAGCTCTTTGATACAAGGATAGATCTTTTATCTTTGTAGCAATAAGCGTTTCTATTTGTTCCTTAGAAACGAACATATTGTTATTATGTATTATTTTTTTAAGCCTTTACAGGTTCCTTCTTCACGTAATGTGGAGAGAGGTACTTCTGGAGGTTAAGGTAGGTAACAACAACGTCAGCGGGAGGCTGGAGAAGATCCTTAAGCTTGTCGTCAAGAATGAGCTGACGACCGTTATCGGGATGCTTGAGACCCTTCTCAGTGATGTAGGCGTTGACCTTCTTGGTAACCTCCGAGCGGGAGATTAGCTCACCCTCGGGAAGTCCAAGGAAATCGCGCAACTTAGGTGTGATTTCCTGCTTCCTGTTGAAGCCGTTATTGGCAGAGCGAGCCTTAGCCTTCTCACCGTCGGGATCCTCTTGGTGAGTCTTCACCTTGCGAACAATCTTGGTGAGAGCCTTGACATCAGCACGGAGAGCGGCAAGTTCAGTTTGAATAGTTTCAAGAGACATTATATCTATATTAGACTGGTAATCTTTAAGTAAGATACGAGAGAAATACGAGAGAAAACATGATCAGTAAAATGAGTACATAAACCTCTGTACTGAACTGTTTACCTTCTATTCGTAATGGGCGTTTTATGATCCTGAAAGGTTCTTTTGGAAAATCCCCGGGGCACCCACCAGCACAACATTCATTTTCTGGACAGGGTACTACATGGGGTCCCCTCCTTACACCGCAAAATTGTCTTTTTTTTGGATCCCAAACGTCGTCGTATGCGTAGCATCTGCATTCGTCAATTATACTACAGACCATATTATTATGTGAGAATATAATAATGGACACTGATATTTATCCAGAAGCCACCATCCAAAAATATTTAGATGAAAATTTATTATTCAAGGATGCTAAACTGAAAAAATACTACGAAAGGAATGAACAGAGAGATCTTGGAAAATTCAGATACCGTGTAACTACTACTCATAAAAATAAAGATTTTGAGAAGATTGTATACTTAACAGTCACTAACTCTTTGAGAGATATCATATTGGAAACTATTGGTGAGATTTCTGAACATATGAAGACTATGGGTGATGTAATTGTAAGTGGTGGTGAAGCTTTCAATTTATACGTAGAGTACAAAAACAGGATTGTCACAACTGATATAGATGCAAAGTTTGTTCCACGTATGTCTGTTAACCCAAAGTTTTTTGGTAAACTTCAAGCAACTAAACTCATTCTCTGGGATAAATTGGGTGAGATATCTAAGCGTTTAAATGCACGCGTTAGAAAGCGGATGTTACTCGTAAAGTCTAAGAATCCAAAACTTTTTAAGTTTTTGGGTCTTAGTATTCCACCTTCTGGTGCATCTGTAACACGTAGATACACCTTAATCAAAAAGAAGAAGTCCGGTACTACCAACGCTCCCAAGAAAGGGGATGTGTTCATTGATGTTGAATTATTTGCACTTGATTTAAACGTTCGTTTCTTTTCACCCAATAGCGGTAAAATTGAAGGTGTGACCCTCGGTGGTATTCTTGATATTCCATTCATGAGACCAAAGGAGTTTGGATATGAGGTTGTTTTAACAAGGCGTAAGGGTATAACGTACAGAAATCAAAACACTGGTAAATTGGTTACCAATAACAAGGTTTTTGTAGCGAGTAAAGAGTTTCTGATTGAAGACATCTATCTGATGAGTAAACTCAATCTTCGTCCAGAAAAGAAAGAAAAGGATCGTCAACGTCTTGTTAAGCTTGCACAACTCCTTGATAAGAAGGTTACTGCTTCTAATTCGATTGAAGATATTTTCAAGAGAGTAAAGCGATTAATTACGAGGAAAGGTGCTCCAGCGACAAAGAAGAATGCACAGGTATCTGTATCTCAGGCTAAACGTATAGATCCTTACAAGTATAAAAACTTTACAACTAAACCATCAGAAGATAAGTTGTCCAAACAGATTGTTCATGGTTTGAAACCTGTTACAAATAATACTAACATAAATGGGTACAAAAAATCATCTGGTAATCAGAAACTGAATCTCAAATCGTTAACATGGAAAAATGTAAACAACAATTCGTATGTGAAGAATGAAGTTAATTTGAGACCCGTGAATGCGAAGAAATTACCAAAGAACATAAACCCTTTAAACACTCTCTATGGTTATAATCCCAGGAGAAACGCGTGGGTCCCTAAAAATATGTTAAATAAGTCAGCTGCTATACCATTTGTTGGTTTAAAGAAATGAGACACAAACCATATATAAAATGCTTTACAACGCCCCAGCTAAAGGTGAAGATGGTCTCTATTTTGTGAAGGCTCTCAATGATTCCAAGCGTAAATGCCTCGTTCAATTGAACGGTGTTAAGATTTTGGACTCTTCAGGTGATATTGCTATAAATCTTGAGTCTGATGTTAACATTGCCAAGATTCAAGCGATTGATACCGAGAATCTAGGTGCCGCTGTTGAGAATGCTGAGACCTGGTTTGGTAAGAAGCTCAGTGAAAAGGTTGTTGAAGGTGCATACACTTCCAGTATTGCAGACGGTCAACTTACAGGGGAGCGCATTGAGGTTATGAAGGTTTTCAATGTTGAACAGGAGGAGGTGGATTTTGAGAATGTTAATCCTGAGAAGTCTTGTGATGTCATTCTCGAATTTGCGGGTCTTTGGTTTGCTAAGAAATCTTTCGGATCTTCGTGGAATGTTGTCCAGGTCAGGGTTCACCCAGACCCAATTCTTGACACTTACCCAGACGGATTTGCTTTTGTCAGTCTTTCGGATGATGAACAGTAAAAAAAATTGTTAACCTAATATAAAACATGATGAAGAAGGGTCGTACCCAAAACTTACTTATGGTCCTCGCCGTTGTCGCACTGGTCTATGTTCTCTTTACTCTTAACAACAAGTCTGAGTATTCTATTAAGGAGCGTGAGTTCGCTGCTGTCGGTGCCGGTCCCTCTGCTGGTCCCACTGCCGCCCCTGTTGCCAACGGCTCTGGCTGTGGTATGGAGAATGGTGTTGGTCTTGCTTCTTCTCTCCTCCCCCGTGAGGTAGCTTCCCAGGAGGACTTTGGTGAGTTCGCTCCCGAAGATATCCTCGCTGGTCAGAACTTCCTTGAGCCCCGTGCTCAGGTTGGTTTCCCCGAGTCCGTTGGCGGTGCCCTCCGTAACGCTAACCAGCAGATCCGTGCCGAGCCTCCTAACAGCAAGGATCCTTTCGTTTGGAACAACTCCACCATTGTTCCCGATACCATGATGCGCCCCCTTAACTAAATACTTAAAGATTAGATCTTACTTTTATATAATAAATATGTCAGTACCAAGTGAACTTTCTGAGAGCGTATCTAAGCTTGTAGATCTCACAAAGCAACTTTCTGACGCAAAATCTGATATCAAAATCCTAAATCAGGAAGAAAAGAGACTGAAGGAGTCTGTGAAGAAGCATATGATTTCTCAGGGTATCGATACCATTAACCTCAGGAAGGGAAAGATTAGCATTCGTAAGAGTGTCCGAAAGTCTGGAATCAATAAGGATGCTATTAAGGATGGACTTCTTAAGTTTTTTGGTGGAGATGAAGCTAAAGTGGAGGGTGCTTTAAACGCCATCCAGGACGGTCTAAAGACCAAAGAGTCCACTTCTATTTCGTTAACCGGTATAAAAGATAAACCCTCTAAAGAAGATAAGTAATAACCATGGTTTGGAGCCAATACGTATACGAAGCTACCGCTTACAACGATGTTGGTGGTAGTGATGACGATGAATACAACGATGACACTCCTCTTAATATTGAAGACTGGGAAGTCCAATATTCAGATGAACTACGATATATGTGGAATATGATTAACACATTGGCATATGATGCTCATATGAATCACTCAGGCGAGTTTTGTGATTTTGTAGAGTTTTGTTCTACGGAGCATATGCCTCATCCAGAACGCACTATTTGGGAATATGAAGAACAGACCGGGTGGTATGAAGAGAGACTTTCCCATATATGGAAAAATCTCAGGCGTGCTATTAATGAAAACGGTCTTCATGAAGAAATGATGAGAGGTGCTACGTTTAATAACTTTACTCGTTTCGTCAAAAATTATATGCATCTATATTAAATGTTCTCCGTCCCCGATATCACCTCGCAAAAAGTTGCCCTCCCTGCAGCCCTTTTTTTGGCTCTAAGCCCCGGTATTCTTGTGACTACCGCGGGCAAAAACGTGAAGTTTATGAACGGCAAGACCAATCAGATGACCGTTATGTTTCACGCGCTTGTGTTCTTCCTTGTGTTCAGCCTCGTCGCGCGCTGCATGGGTCTCGTGCTCACCAAGACCGATCTTCTCGTGACCACCTCTCTCTTCATCGCCCTCTCCCCAGGTCTTCTTCTTACCCTCCCTCCTGGCTCGGGCGGTGTCTTCCAGTCGGGACAAACCAGTATCCCTGCCGCTGTGACTCACGCGGTTGTGTTCGCTGTGGTGTTCGCGTTACTTCGCAAGCAATTTCCTCAGTTCTACTAAGTAGGAGAATGAAGTACCTCGTTTTGGGTCCCGCTTCAATGGGGATATTCTCAATGATTGGAGTCTTAAAAGGACTTGAATCTAAATTGGTAGATGTGAAGGAGATTTCCGGATCATCAGCTGGTTCAATTATAGCTTTATTCTTAGCATTGGGGGTATCTATTGATGAAATACTAAATATCGCACTCACATTCAATATCCCCGAATTTGTTAAAATACGTATAGGCTCCTTCTTTACCAAATTTGGATTTGTTGATTTAGATCCTATACGTGACAAAATTGTCGAATTGTGTGGGTGTGACCCTACATTTGAAGAATTAGATATGAAAATATACATTTCAGCATACTGTTTAAATACTTCAACTACGGAGTATTTTTCACGTGATACTCACCCTAAAATGAAAGTAATTGACGCTGTATGTATGAGTATGGCTATACCTCTCATATTTGCGTGTGGTAAATATGAAGGTAAAACATACGTTGACGGTGGTACACAGGAAATATATCCCCTCTCACCATTTTTAGATAAAAAGCCATATGAAATTACATGTATTAAATTAAAAATGGATAAGATTTACCAAGAAGAAATAAACACACCAAGACAGTTTGTAGAGTCCCTCGTTCGTGCAACTATTGTAAATAGAAGTGAGCATAATAAGGATGTAAACTTGGTTGAAATTGATATTGGTGAAACTAATGTGTTTGATTTCAATATGTCGTATGAAGATAAAATTAAACTATATAATTTAGGATATAAAACTATAAAATAATTCGTTACACTTTTTTGTTAACTTAATATATATAATGGATGCGTGTGATCCAAACGCGGATATAGCAAATCTCCGCCAGCTGATCAAAACCAACATCGGAGTAGATGTTAAGTTAACAAAAGATGAAATATGTCAGGCGTACGAGGATATCCAGGGAGGTAAGTTACCCTTACCCCCTTTAGTCATGAACTCCAGTCGTACTTATCTGGTGGACAAGAAGTCACCTTTAAAACCAAATGATTATGAGTTACTCTTCGATTCTACCACAAAGCGCACAGACCTCAAAAGGATTGCGCGTAAGGTTGATCTTAAGAATGTTGATCAAATGACTAAAATCCAGATTGTTGGCGCAATCGGTAAACGCTTGCGTTACATGAAAGTGCACGAACCTGTCAAGTTTGCCAGGAAGTCTCGTGTAACTGTTAACAAATACACAGCAGTGAATGCCAGCACTAACACAGCAGTGAACAATGTTAATAATACCAACTTAGTGAACAATGGTTTGAATACTAACCGAACGAACAATGGTTTGAACACTAATAGGAACAACGGTTTGAACACCAATAGGAACAATGGTTTGAACACCAATAGGAACAATGGTTTGAATACTAACCGAACGAACACCAGTAGGAACAACGGTTTCAACAACAGCCCTCGTGCTTCCAACGGTGCCCGACCTAATGTGTTTATGAGGAATAAAACACTGAACAACAAGAATGTGTTTAAACAGGGGAGAAAACCCGCTTTTTTAGGTGGTAATCAACGCGCTGTCCGCGAACCTATTGTTGCACAGGTGAGGAGAAATAACGCTCCAGTAAACGTTCGAGTGAATAACACCCCCAAGAACAAGAAGCCCGGTTTTCTTGGAGGTCTTTTTGGCAAAAAGAACTATATTCCCGCCAAAAAGTTTAGTGGTGAGAAGAAGGGTTATGCTTTTAAAACCGGCAACAAGGGATTAGGCTACTATAAAAATAACGGCGGACCGGAACCCACTGTGGGTCCACCCCAAGGTCCAGCTTTACCTACCAAGAACAATCTTAAACCAGTCCCAACTACACTCCCAAACGGAGATTTAACCATACAAAACGCAGTTGCCAAAATTAAACAGATGGGTCTCAGACGTGAGAAGAAGTTTTTAGAAAAGTTAGAACTTGGAGGGGTCGCGAAAAAGGTGGTAGTTGCTGAAGCTGAACTGTATTTAGAAGAGGAAAAAAGGTTCCTCGCTTTCGTAGATGGTCTTAAACTACTCCCAATAGAGAGTGAATACATCAAACAACGTATGGCTGTAGATGAACTCCAACAACTGAGGGTTGAAGCTCAGATGAAGGCTGATGAAGGAGCTAACATAGAAAGGAGTAATGAGGAGAAGATGGCTATGTTTTTAGCATCTACCAAACTTAGCCAGGAAGACAAAAACGCTTTCTTAGCGAGAGCGAGAAGAGGTAACTCTAATGTTGATAATTTGATTTTGGAAATTAAGAAATTAATATCCAATGAGATGAATCGTGTTCTCAATAAGAAGAGACAGGAGTTTAAGAATCTCCTTAAGGACTATAACAAACTGAGTGATAAGGACAAGGAGGATCTTGTTAAATCAGTGAGTCAAAATACAACCACAAACTCTATGAAAAATATGGCTGAAAAACTAATTAAGAAGAGGATCGAGGAGAAGAAGACCGCCATGGCTCAAAACCTTCTTTCATTCCTCACACCCCTCAAAATCAACCAAG